AAAACATTTCCCATTGAGAAGGGAACTAAAGATGTAGGGACATTATTAGTATCTCTTGGTTTGGGCAAATCAATAATTCTTGTCCCTGTTACCTGAACATCATATCCTTTAACATATGCCTTTCCTGGACCAATCTGCAAACATGCAATATCTTCAGATGGAATAGCACCATCTCTAGTTATTTGATCACTACCAAAAATACCATTATTGTTTTGCTCATCGTTTAAACTCTCTTCAACGTTAAAGTTAAATGGAGTTACTACATAATCTCCAGATTCCTCAAAAGTTCTTTTCGCAAAATAATCTCTTAGATGATCATATTCGTTTTTTCGTTGAAGTTTTACAATCTCGCCGTCAATGATACGAAGTAATTCTACAAAAGTTTTATCGTCAATATCATCAATATCTTTCTTTACTAATTTTAATTCAAACTTAAATCTATCGGCACCAGGAGCTGAGAAATTATTAAATCCCCTTGCATTGTCATATAGACTAGTGTCTTCACTAGAATTTACACTGGTCTCAATAATGTTTAGACCAACTCTATATGTTGGGGTATTTGAATATTGATCTAGAAGAATACTCTGCTTTTCAACTCGTGCAAAGTATCCTCTGACAAAATAAATACCATCATCAATATTAATAGCAGATCCAATTGCTGTAGCATTCTGAGGAATTACCTGAGAAAAAGAAGATCCTGCATCGATGGTGGTGTTTCCATAAATGACAGTTTCATCTGCAATTAAAAGTTCACCATCTTCAAATGCAGTAAATTCTTGGTTAATTGCAGAATTTAAATACTTAACATAGATGGTAAGATCTCCTGTTTCGGAGTCATTTGCGGATAGAATTTTTGAAACTGTTGCAGTAACTTGTGAATTTTGACCCCTAATTCTTTTCCCTACAAACTGGTCAATGTAAGTAGATACCGATAGTCCTAAGAAATTTGCATTTATTTTGACTGCATAATAATCTTCATCATAAGTAATTCCACCAGGAATTACTACTGCACCATCTTTAAAAAAGTGATCGGCAAAACTTTCAATCTGCCCCTGCAGCATAGTCTGGAGACTATTTAATTCCCTAGCTTGTATTGGGAATCCAGGTTTAAATAAAACCTTGTAATAATCACTATCAGAATTAAAATCGTCAAAATATGGTGAGACGTTTAAATTAGTCTTTTGGGGCATTTTCTTAGAATTCCAGTACTACTTTGATATCTTCTTTTTGGCGAGCATTTCTCGCTACAGTTGGGCGATTATCAAGATAAATTATTTCACCTGACCTCTTATTTATCTGAGGTTGAGCGACTCCATCTGCGAAGTTTACACCTAGATTTATTGTAGTATCAGCAATGACTGTAGTGATTCCACTAAATGTAGAATCGACAGATGCCGAGAAACCACCAGTAGAATTTACATTTTCAGATGACGACTCAAATTTCACAACTCTTGCTTCAGAAGAAACTCCAACATAGTCCCTCTGATCACCCGATGTTTTATTGAAATATAGTGATCTATCTTGAGTGTACTTAACTACATTAGTTTGTTCGTCAAATGAAACCACATAACCAGTGGCTGTAGTTGTTCCTACCACTTGCTTAATCTGATCTCCAACAGTCAAGCTTCCAGTAACATTTACCAATTTGAGAGCATCAACTAATGAAAAGTTATTATCTTTATAGACACTAGTTGATCCCAAAGAAGTTGGATTTTTTACAATACCAATTTGTGCGAATTGTGTATCTGTTGGGAAGTTTGCCGTACTATCATCAAATCTTGTGTATAGGAGAACTTTTTCTGCTCCTAATTCCTTATACAAATCATACCCATGACCCTTTGAGGGTGGAATGATTGGAATTAGTGTAGCAAGTTCCGAAATACTACCAGACTGAATTGGTCCTAAATCAACAATACCATAACTATAACCTTTTCCACCAGAAGAGACTTGAGCGGTTACAATCCTACCACTACTATCTGTAGAAATAATAGCCTTTCCACCCTCACCATCTCCTAAAATATCAACCTCAATATCAAGACCTAGACCATATCCAAATCCAGACCTCTCAATGCTAATATGCTTTAATTGGTTTTCATTGATATCCGAATTTCCAGCAGATCTAACAGCTTGAATCTGAGAATCTGTAGAACCTAACCAATTTGATGGTAGAGTGATATATTCAGTAGAATCAAATTTGATAATATCTGCTGGGTTAACAGTAAATAGATATTTCCAAATATAACCATCTCCACTCTCACCAGCTCTAGTTGGTTCTAAATCTGTGAATCCTGGTTCGTCCTGAGAGGCATTACCAATCAAGTTTGAATATGTAGATCCATTATCAATACAAATATAAACTCTATATTCAGCGTTCATTACAAAATATCTAGCATCATATAAACGTGTAGATCCAGTTACTGGAGAAACGTTATTAATGCTATAGTCATGTCTGTATTTTTCATAAATTGTTCCTTGAGTCCAGTCAACTCGTTTTACAATTCTTCTAACATTTGAGTTGGTAACTTTCCTACCAAACATTGTAGTATCATAAACATGATTTGAATAATTGTTATTATCAATCGGACTGGGAGCACCAGCTGCATTAGTATTCCAATCTGCAGTTCTACCAAATCCAACCGATAATGAAGGATTTGGTAGGGACGTAAAGATATAGTAAGAGTTATTGGAATTCTCTACAGACTCAATAAAGTTATTGACATTCAATATTCTAAATTGGTCCGTTACAATAGAAGCCATTATTGGTACTTACTCTAGGGTTTTTTTTATTTATATTGTTTAGATGAATACCTTCTTGGATATATTTCCAGTATTCCGTAATCCAAAACCTTTTCTGGTTACAGTTGGGTACGTACTCAGACCAACGTCATATGTATTTCCGTTGGGTTCAAATGATAATGCACCCTCAACTCTATTGAAGCTGCTCAGTTTGCCCCAAGAGAATTCACCAACATAATCTCCGTTTGAAGAAATGCCAGATGTAATAGTATCAGACTTGATATTGGATGTTATGACACCAACATTACCATTAAATGAAATGCTACTTACATAATAGATGTTATCAACAATTGTGCTGATGCCCACAATTTCAGAGTCAGAACTGTCAACTGATGTGATTCCTGTTCCAACAACAGTGGTATTTTGAACCACGATTGGATACCCAACTAATAAAGTTTGTAGTAGAGCTGGACTACCAGATTTGGATAGATCCAATTCAAACTTCATTGCGAGAGGGTGTCCAGAAATTCCAGTGGTTGTTCCAATACCTGTGATAATACCAGAATAACCTAGGATAACTTCTGCTTCTTTAATTGTATCTTTGATTGGTTTTGCAAGTTCAACAATTACTTGTGGAACATTTGTATGTGTGTAACCAAATCCAGGTTCATCGATTGTAACACTGGTCAATTGACCACCAGAAGCAGTTCCAGTCAATTCTGCGGTACCACCAATACCAATGATGTTGAATAGTGAATTATCAACCTTTTTAGGTGCTTGAATCTTAATTTCAATTGCACCATCAGGATAACCAGAACCACCATTAACAATTGTAATTTCACTAATTGTTCCAGCAGCAGAAACGGTAGCAGTAGCAGCTGCTGCAACTACATTTTGATATCCAATAATGTCTGCATCACAAACAACTTCTGCTAGATTTGCTCCAGGTGCATTTTCTTCATACTGGAAGAAGTCTGCATTGTCAAGGAATATTTCAGTATCGCTAGAACTAAAGTTTTTAATTACCTTAGCAACTGGCATAATCTGCGCTTCAAGCGAATCGCGAATTTTAGTAATCTTCTCTTCAAAGATAACCAAATCTCTCTTTTGCTTAGTTACATCAATTGGTCTGAATATATTTTCATTAATGCCCTGATTTCTATAGATGTTTGTTTCTACTTTTTCGGATTCAACAATAGCACTTAGAACTCTATCATTTTGTTCAAAAATTGAGCTAGGACGATCACCTTTCAGTCTTAATATGTCACCAGCTTTTAGTGATTCAAAGACAGTAACAATCTTACTATCAACATCCTTAGTTCCTCTATAGAAATAGATGGCAATATTATCAGATTTGAGTGGTGCAGCCGTAAAGTTGAAATTGAAACTTGTACCACCAGAGAAGAAGTAATCTTTCCCAGGAGTTTGTATCACGCCGTTCACAAATACTAGAAGAACAGCATCAAGATCAATTAGTGCTGATTGTGGATTTTGCTCATCCTTCTGGAAACTGAGACTAGCTCCATTCAAATTTAGAGGGAATCTAGTTCTCACACCATTTTGCAGAGAACTAATTGAGTCAATATAGTCAACTTGTCCGAAGTTCCAAGAAGAGAATGTATCATTTGAAATTTCAGTAACTTCAAAGATCATGTCAGTAAAGATAGTTCCCACTCCAGTAGCAGTAACTAAACCGACTGGTTTGAACTTATCACCACGTCTAAATCCAAATCCAGTATCAGCAAGTCTAAATCCACTAGCTTCAAACACTGTCGAACCAATACCTGTTGTTGTAGAAGCAGAAACAATAACATTAAGTTTCGCAGCGAATCCAGAATCAGTTGTTTCGCCAACAGCAACACGAGATACACCCACTACAGGCATTTCAGAGTAATTTGGATCTTCAATATTAATTGTTGGAGATGTATAACCTGTTCCAGCGTTAGTAATTGAGAAGATCGCTGTTCCACCTAAACCTGCAGTAGCAGTGATTGATGCATTAGTTCCTTCATGACCAACTTCTTCAATATCTACGTTAATTGCACCAAAATAACCAGATCCAAACGTTAGACCAGAATAATATTCGGCCGCTTCTCCACTAGGAACACCTCTTCTTCTGCTAGGAACATATGTATGTGCAAAACCAACTTTCAATACATCAACTTCAAATTTATTATCATCTATAATTGTTCTGATGGAATATGGGTTGGCATACTTAACACCAAATACAACACCATGATCATCATAGATATGGTCAATTGTGGAAACTCCTACATTAGTGATAATTTGATTAGGAGCAGGAAGACTAAAGATCTTGAATTCAGATCCTTGAGTTCCATCTGGGAAAATTGAAGTTGTGATGCCAATTCTAACCTTACCAGTTCCAGAAACATAATCGTGAGCAATTGTAGAAATACCTACGTTTGTAACGATTGATGTTCCAGAACTTCCAGCATTAACATTAAAGTAGAAACCTTGAGTTCCATCTGGGAATATAGTTGTTGTCACGCCTGCATGAGGAGCTGCACATGAGAATTCAATATCGCGAAGCATTACCAAATCACCATCACTTAAACCATGATTATCTGCTGTTAGGATTGTACTAACGCCAGTTGATGCAGTGTAATCAAAGTCATAGATAGCAATCTCATTACCATATGCAAGACAAGTCATTGCAATTCCAGAGAGATTAATTACATCTCCAATGGCAAGACCACTGTAATTTTTCTTAGTAGTAATAGTTGAGAAACCAGTTGTCTTATCATATTCAAAATTAGAGATTGCGAAAGGAATACCTCTATTGTCTGGGAATCTAGTGGTCGTGAATCCAGTCTCAACAACACCTCCACTATGAGCAACATAAGTGTGTGCAAATCCAACTGGTAGAGCATTTACTGAGAAGTTCTTAGAGTCGATTACTTTTCCAACTTTATAACCACCAACAAATTTGACACCTTGGGCAACACCATTAGCTGAATAAGTATGTGCAATTGTGGAAGGACCAACGTTAATCTTAATCTCAGTTCCAGAAGGAACATCTAGAACTTCAAACTCATCAATAATTGTGTCTGGGAAGATGGTTGTAGTTACTCCAGAGTGCTCTGAGGAACATGTAAATTCAATATCCTTAAGTCTTACAAACTCACCAGTAGTAATATTGTGAGTCTTTCTGGTTGCGATTGTGCTAACACCAGTTGCTTCAGTATAATCGAATCCAGAAATTGCCCATTCAATTCCAAGATCACTTGGGAATACGTTAGTCGTAATACCAGTTTCAACGTTTCCACCACTATAAGCAATGTATGTGTGAGCAAATCCAACAGTTGGAATCTGAGCTTCAAACTCAGTAGTGGAGTTGACCTTGGTTACATTGAATCCTTCATCATATTGAACTTCAGATAGGATACCATGTGCGGAATATGTATGGGCGATAGTTGAGATGCCAACGTTGACATTGATTGTAGAAGCGCCAACACCAGTTACCTTAAAGGTATCTCCTTGGGTACCATCAGGGAAGATAGTTGTTGTTACACCAGCATGTTCTGAAGAACATATAAATTCAATATCTTCTAGTTTGATATCTGTACCAACTGAAATTTCATGATTTCCAGATAGTGTGATTATGCTTGATCCACTGTTCTCAGTATATTCAAAGTTGACAATTGCAAACTGCTTACCTTCAGAACTTGGGAAGACATTAGTAGTAACACCAGACTGAACAAGACCACCACTTACATATGTGTGAGCAAATCCAACAGTGTCTATCTGAGCCGTAAACTCTGTACCAGATCCTACATTTGTGACTGTGTATCCCTCAAGATACTTAACACCAGAGACAAAACCACCACTATCATAAGTATGTGCAATGGTAGAAATACCAACGTTGACTTTTAGTTCAGTTGCAGAGGGAACTGATAGAACTTCATATTCAAATCCTTGAGTGCCATCAGGGAATGTTGTTGTAGTAACGCCAGCGTGCTCTACATCACATGTAAACTCAATGTTTCTAATATCAACTGTTTCTCCAATAGTTATGTTGTGGTTTCTGTTGACGGTAATTGTACCAACACCAGTAGACTCGGTATAATCAAATCCAGTAATTCCATATTGAATTCCAGCTTTGCTTGGGAACTTAGTTGTTGTGATTCCAGTTTCAACTGTTCCACCACCAATTGGAATATGTGGAATAGTCGTTATACCGACCTGAGTAGTGAACTGAGTGGCGCTTAGAGTAGACTCTACGGTATTGAAGATTCTACCATTTGTGCCATCGGGGAAAATAGTTGTAGTGACACCAGCATGTTCTTCTGTACATGCAAATTCAAGATCAGCCAATCTCAAGGACATTCCTTTATTGAGAAGATGATTGGTGCTTGTAGTGACAGTTAGGATACCAGAAACATGATCATACTCAGTACTGGAGATTCCCAATTGGGTGTCAAATCCCTTCTGACACTCCATTTCAAGATCATAGAACTTGACCTTCATATTTCTGTTTAGTTCGTGATCACCGATTGTGGAAACAGTGATAATACCAGAAACATTATCATAATCTGCTGTGTAGATTCCAACCGTAGGTAAGAATTCTTTAGTACATTCAAACTTCAGGTCATGGAACTTGACCTTCATATTTCTATTCAGGTCATGTGCAGAACTTGTAGTTACAGTAATGATTCCAGAGAGATGATCGTAACTAGCAGTAGAAACTCCAAGTAGATTGTCAAATCCTTTAGTACACTCAAACTTGAGATCTCTGAACTTAACTTCCATATCTTTGTTCAGGAAGTGATCTGTCTTCGTCGTGACAGTCATAATGCCTGATACATTATCATAATCTAGTGCAGAAACACCGACCAGACTGTCATATCCACTTGTACAATCAAATTCAATATCTCTCATAGAAACAAAGTCGCCAATCTTGAAACCATGTGCATTTTCAGTTGTTACTGTTCCAATACCAGAAGATTGGGTATAGTCGAAGTTTGTGATTGTGCTGTAAGTTCCTACAGTTTCAACACCAACAACGGTTGTAATGGATCCAGAGGCATCTACATCTACAATAACCTTAGCACCAACCAAAGGTGCTATTCCTGTACCACCAGTGTATGCCAGAGAAACAATAATACCACCCTTAGGAAGCTGGTTTGCGTTAACATCATCAAATGATAGATATGGATCACCAGTAATTAACTTTGTACCACTAAATTGTAGATTTACACCCTCAGAATCTGTTTCTAGAGAATACACATTAAGTGGATTGTTATCAGTAGTTTGTCCTTGATGAATACCATTGATGAATACCACACCACTTCCAGATGCAGTTTCTAATCCAACTGGCCTATTTCCTCCAGAAGTTAATCTAAATGTCTGTGCAATTCCAGTAAATTGTGTGGATACATCATCATAGATTTCATTTAGACTATAATCTTGCTTTAGATAAACTCTTCCGCTGAAAGAAGATCTTGTATAGAATAGATTTCTATCATCGGTTAAGAAGTCAGCACCAGCACCTTTTGGCGGATCAGTAAAGTGAATTGTTGATTGGATAATATTATAAGCACCTCTAAACAACTCAACATCTGCACCATGTGAATACAAATCAACAACTTTCGTTCCTAGAGCAGCTCTATCCACATTAACAACATTAAATGTCCCAACACCAGAGATTGGGCCTACATTAGATGAAGCCGCACCAATGTTGCGAACTTTCATAAATTCATCATCAATTTTTAACAAATCTCCAGGAACAATAGTAGAAATTCCAGAAATTGCAAAGAATGTTCTGGAAGATCCAACTTCTTCTTTCGTCTGATAAACAATGTTTGTACTTGAAACAGGATCCTGAATAATACCATCAATAGTAATAAACGTTTTGGATAGTTTCTTAGTAGTCTCAATTGTGTGAGCATTTCCACCACCAGTAGCAGTAATTGCCGCACCAATTTTTCTAGCAGCAAAATCTTTCTTAGTTGCAAACTTAATAGTGTTTGGATCAACAACAATTGCAAAGAGTTGACTTGGTAGAATATTTGTACTAATTCCAGTTGTATAATTCTGTCCTACGGTACTTGCAAGAGCCACTTGAGACATTGAAACTGCAATTCCAAGACGCTCAGAATAATATGTACTTCCAACGCCAACAGGCAAATTATTGTCTACAGTAATAGAATTAATACCAATTGATGTGATTGTTCCAAAACCAGTTTCAGTATCAAGTTCTCTAATAGTATCTCCAATTGCCAAGACAGATGTATTTGCTACTCCACTAATAATCTTGCCACCATCAGTATCCCCAAAGAAGAATCTGAAAGAAGATCCAATACTAACAATAGTAGTTCCTGTAGAAACAGTAACACCAATAATTTCATCTCCAACATTTATATTTAAATCTGTGCTTGCAGCAGAAACTATCTTAGAGTTAATTACAGAGTCGCCAATGAATTCTGATCCACCAGCAAGTGTATTTGCAATACCAATAGATTCAGAATTGACACCAATAATTGATGATGCTGCAGTGTAAATAATTTCCTGTGTATTGAACAGGAAGTGGTTGGGAATATTAAGTTCTCCAGTTGATAGATCTAAAATTGAACTATTAGTTGGATTGAAAGATCTAGCAAAAATTAGATCACCATTGTGCTTGAGATCAAAATCTAACTTATCATTTGGAGTATATACAGCTTGTGCAAGATCGTTAATTGATACTCCATATGGGAAATCTGGAATAGCAGCAATATTTGTATCTTGTTCTTTATAGATAATTTCACTATATTGAGAAATCTTAATGTTTTCTCCATTGTACTTACTATCGGGAATGAATAGTAAGTTTGCAAAAGGACCATTAAATTCACCACTAAAAGTACCAAGACCAATTGGTGTATTGACTCCAGTCTGTGCATATTCAAGAATCATTGTATCTACAAGACCATTATCCTGAGAGAATAGGACTTGACTCATAGAAATAGTTTCTCCAATTGCAACTCTAACAACAGATTTAGCGTATCTATCAATTAGTGTTGATAATCCGACAACAGTAATACCATAACCAGCAGATGTTTCTTCAATTTTGTTGGACTCAACTCTTGCAGTTCTTTCAGATCCATCATCCTGACCAGCAAGTTTGATGTGATAAGAAGAAAGACCAACATTTGAATTCTGCAATCCAACAACATTGAATTTAATTTGTGTTGTTTGTGCAGTATTATTATGGAAATCAATCGCTAAAGTATCATTAGCAACTACATCAGTTTTTAGATATGCTCCAAAAGTACCGATAGCTCCAAATGATAATCTCTCCCTGTCATCAGAACTGAATCCATATTCAGACATATGAACATTTGTTCCATCGTTAATAACAGTTAGCTCAGAATAACTCAGTTCATTTGTAGTTGTATTTTTAATTTCAGCATATACCATTAAGGCATCATATTCAGAAGAACCTACTCCAATAATTGTAGTAGTTATGCCCGTAAGAACTGGTTTTGTAATTCCAAATAGTTCAGTATCACCAACACTAAATGATCCAATTCCACTTGTTCTAGAGTCAAACAGTTGTCTGAAAACTTTAATGTTATATGTTTTGGTTGGATTTGATGGTGTAAATCTAACTTTTAAATCAATAGATATACTATCATAAATTGATGTAATCTCACCGATAGTTTCTTCCTCTTCAGGAATGAGTGGTAATACTCCAGAGGACTTAATCCTAGACTTTTCTAAGATGAATGAATTTTCATTACCATCATTAGTTACAATAACTTCATGAATTTCATAATGTGTTGGATCTAGTACATCAGTAACTAAAATATAAAGTTTAGATGTTCCCGCAATTGGTGGAAATACCAAAATATCTTTAAATGAACCTTGAAGGTTTTCACTATCAACGAATTCAGTACTAATATCATCAATTGTTAGAACTCTATTTGTAATACACTCAATATAAGAAGATAGTTTTTTAGAACCAAATTTGATTGAACTTGTGGTACCTTCAGCTACATCGGTATCAACAGCAAAGTCAAAATTTCTCAGTGTAGTAGTATTTGTTTCACTAATATAATCAAGGATAATATTTTGGGTTGTCGTATCTTTATAATCAGGAATAACTCCTACAGACTCAATCAACGTATTGGCAAAATTCTTTGTACCTGCAATATGAGTTAGTCTGTTTACAGGACCACTAAACTCAGTAAACTCTAAAGGACTACTAATAGAATAAGATAACTTTTGATAGTAATCATTATCAGGTATTACCTGATAATCAGTGTTAAGGAATCCAATCTCATCATCCCATCCAAAGTTTTGATTAATGCCATAATCAACGTCATAAGAACCTTCAAATCTATTAATATTTTTAATATTTGCCCTTGTACCAGAAACTGAACCAAAGATCCTATCACCAGACTCTAATACATAATCGCCAAAAGTTTTTAAAACATTTCCTTCAGATTTTGTTACAATTAGATCAGTGTCTACAAAATTTGCAGATAGTGGAGTCTTTACTTGCAGTCTCTCATTGATGGTAAAATTATCTGGTTCGATCGAAACTTCAAATGTTGGATAGTTTTCAAATTTAGAAACATTTCCAAAAATAACGTCAGTTACAGCGATACCAGCATTAGTTGTAAAGTCTTGAAGACTATATGTTAGAGTTGATGGATTAATACCGCCATTAAAACTCTGCACCTCAAAGAATGTGAATCCATAATCTTTAGAGTTGAATCCATCACCAACACTTCCAAATGTCTGAAGACCATCAATAAAGATTTTGTCTCCAGCCTTAAATGGTGACGTTGTGAATCCAAGAACAGGAGTTCTCAATGTTACAGTTACAATACCCGTATTAACACTGTCAACCTCAGTGATAGAAATTCCATTACTATTTGAAATACTATAAACACTATGTCCAACACCAGCTAGTCCAGAAGGTGTGCTTACAATTTCTACAGTCTCAATGGATCCAGAACTTAATTTTGCAATAATTTCTGCATCTTCAACTTCTGTTTTAGTTACTGAATTTACTAGTACTAAATCTGGAGGAGTAATAAAGTTTTGACCGCCATATACAGTCTTAATTTCTTTTACTTTATTGGAATTGCTAACATCATAATATGTTGGAATATCTGCAACAGGTTTTAGTGTTTTATCTTGAGAGAAATCAAATCCTGGTTTTTCAATAACAACAGACTGTAAAGCTCCAATAGTCTTAGACTCCGCAAATACCTCAGCGTTTACTCCTTCTTCACTTCTAATTGAAGTGATACCAGGTATTCTCTTATAAGAATCTCCTGCAGAAAGAATTCTAACATTTGAAATGCCACCGTTAGATGTTTTAGATCTAGTAGTATAGGATAGCACTTCACACTCAGTTTTTGCATAAGAAACCCTTTCTGGAGTTTGCTGTAGAGAAACTGTAAATGATGTTGTAGAAGCTGCTGCACCAATAACCTTTGTTTTAATATTATAGTTACTATCAATAAATGAAATCTTAGAATAGTTCTTTGATGCAAAATCTGGTTCAATAAGATCGCCTTTCTTAATATTGTAGAAGAGTTCGTTGGGTAGATCTTCAGTAAATTGTACGGTAAATGTGGCAGTAGTTCCTAATCCAACAGTTCCATTTCTGGTAACCTGGAATATATCGGTATTACCTGTACCAATAAATTCAGTTCTAAATGACTGATCTAGATATAGATCAAAATCATAGTTAAACAAAGATTGATGTGACAAATCAAATTTTATATTGTTATTCCTAACAATTCTCAAGTTTGGATTTATCTTGGCAATCGTATGTGAAGTTCCTCCAATTGAAGTGAAGGATACGGTTTTAATAGTTTTACCTTCTAGATCTTTCTTGGTTTCAACTAAGGAGAAATTATTTTTGTCAATTGAGTATACAAAGTACTTTCCAGTTGAAAATCCAGCTGGTAGTTCAGAGGAATTGTAGTAGACCAGATCTCCAGTCTCAAAACCATGATTATTAATGGTGAATTTTGAGCTAGAAATTCCAACTGAAGAAGAAGTGAATCCTACTGGATCAATAATGATGTTCTGAATATCTTCTTGGAATTGAACCCTAATTTCAGTTGATGTTCCAATACCAACTGTTAGGTTTGGTTTTACTTGGAGAGTGACATCATCACCAAGGGATAATCCATGACGTGATGCTCCATTAATTGTTGCAGAAAGTCTAGAAACATCTCCCCTAACTTGTAGAGGTTGTGTTGTGAGTTTATATTGATAATTATCACTTCCAAAGTTGTGGAACGCTAATTCTTCGCCGTTAATTTCTGTTTTAATACCAATTAAGTTTTTACCTTTATCGGTTAGATATACAATCTGAGAATCTGTGCCATCAGCAGGCAAAGAGAAAGTCGTCAATCCAACATTAGATGAAACAATTAATGGTAAAGTTGTACTTAGTTTTTCAAAAATTGCTTTTTGATTTGTATTGAATTTGTGATCTTGAATATGAATAGATTTTGATAAAATATCTCTTTCTGTCGTAAATCCAGATACTGTATATTCCCTAGTAGTTGTTAGACCAGCAATAGTTCCAAGACCAACTGTTTCTTTAGGATTGAAATATGCAATTTCTTTTTTGTTAGATACAAATCCATCGCCTGCAAGAGATATCTCAAAACTATTTGGTCGTAGATTTACAGGTGCTCCTATTGTATGCCCAATAGAAGTAGTGCCTCTTATAGCTCTAACTACACCAATGAATCTATTTGCAACGGTATTTGGTTTATAAACATTAAGTACAGTTAACTCTTCTCTATTACCTACAGTACCAATAGAAACTCTACCATCAGGTCTTAAAAACTCTGGAATTGGTGAGACTGTAATATCAGTTACAATACCACCAAAAGGTTCATTAGGCATTGATGTTTTTAATTTTGTAAATTCTGTCGGAACAGAAATTTCATGAGAATCTGCCAATCCACTAATAAATGTAGATAATCCAGATATACTAATTATTTCTCCTGTGGAATATTGGTGGAAAGTTCCAATAACACCAGTTATTTTGTCTACATCAGTTCTTTCAAATACAATATCCTTATATGTTAGTGTAGATTCAACAAGTGTATCTACTGGTTTTCCTTTTAATTCAGAAACTTCTGCTGAAGCCCCACCTCCATTAGTCTCTTCATTGTTGAAATCAATCTTATCCCCAACTTTATAATCATCACCAGATTCAACAATTACAACAGACTCTATACCACCAGAGTTGATTTGATCTACAACAATTCTCTGATTTTCTAATTCATATGGTTCAACAAAAAAGTCATAGTCTGCGTTTTCTTCAGAAACTGCATATGGGTAAGTATTTCTAAGTACACCTGAATTATTAAAATCAAATTCTTGACTTAATGACTCCTCTTGTCCAGAAAGATTCTCTACGACAACATTGGATCTATATGAATCACCAATGAAATATGGGAAACTTGGTTCTAGATCTCCACTGAGAGGATTAGTACTCTTGGTTGCATAGTATACATAAGTTCCTTTTGGAAACTCTGGAGTTTTTGCAAATCTACCATTAGATTCATCAAGATCTCCATTTCCTACAAAATAGTAATCTTCCACAAAAATTCCTTGTGGGAATCCAATTGGTCTATTACCCACTCGACTAATATCAATTTGATATCCTGATACTATTTCACGAATATCTGATACTGAGTCATTTGGGTCAACATATCCATATATTCCATAAATTGGATTGCCATCATAAGCCCAACCAATTAGGGGAGAATGTGATGTTTCATCAGTATCTTCAAATTCGGTTGCAAGTTTACTTGTGTACCCCCCAACTCCATACTGTAAACCGACATCATCACCTTTATTCAATAAACTTACGCCAAGATCATTTTTGAACTTATAATTTCTATTGATTGTAAGACTTCTAATTTTCGGTGCGATGAATCCCCTGTTTCCTCTAGGGATTGCAACAACTCTTGTTGTGTCAGAGTCGTATCCAATTCCCCCATTAATTACAGCAATAGAATCAATCTTTTGATTTTTTATAATTGCCCTAAAGATGGCACCAGTTCCTTTTAAATCTTCGGCTATGATATCTGGCACTGAGAAATATTCTTTTCCGCCTTCTTTTACAATTACGGAATTAATTCTTCCATTTATGATAGATGGCTCAAGTTCTGCACCTTTACCATTAAGAATGTCAACAGTTGGATTTTTTTCAAAGTTTAAGATATCAGAACCATAAGATGAACCTTTTTCATATAACAACGTATTGACAATAGAACCCTTAACAATTGCAGTTGCAGTAACAACACCAACTGTATTTGCAATGGATACATTTACATCTACAGTAATTGGGGGATAGTTAAATTCATGATATCCAGACCCAATGTTTTCAAATTTTTCGGTTAATGATCTATCAAAGTTAGTTCTATCAGTACCACCAACTCCAGCAAATGCAATTCTAAATTTATCATCATTTACTTTTATAACAAAATATTGATTAGATGTACTAATACCTGTTAGAGGAGTGCCAGTTGGAGTATATGTAATTAACTCACCTGTTGAGAATCCATGATTTTTAAATTCTAGTGTATTTGATACTGTAGAGATACCAGTAGTTTGAATGGATACTTTTCTATTCTCATAACCGCTACCAGAATCTAATACATTTACACCAATAATCTTTTTAGTTGGTCGTAATAATCTAAATGACTGTCTACCACCATAATTTCCTGTTGTAAAACCAACTGTATTGATACCACTGTTTAAATCATTAAGAGTTTCATAAAGTCTGAAAGTGGTTGGTGATAGAATTTCTGTATAGTAAACTCCGCCAGTCTCTAGGAATTTTCCAGTAGTTATTGTTGCACCAAAACCTGATGCTACAGGAATTGGGGCATTTCCTGCAGGATCGTATACTACAACTTCTCCACTTCCAAAATTGTGATTGCTGATGGTTTGAATTTTAGAATCTTCACCAAAACCAACGCCACCATCATTTTCCTCAAGCTGTGACTTGAAAGAAACAGATCTAAAACTATCAACAACTACAGGTTCTACTAATGCACCAGATCCATTTCCACCTTTTATTTCAATACCAAATACATTTTCAATATTGAAATCTTGACTATCAATTAATACAGTTTCTAAAGATCCACGGACAGCTAGGTTAGCTAAAGCGGTAGTCGCTCCAGAAACATTAGGTGCAGATATTCTAACTGCGGGTGGATTGGATACATCATAACCAGTTCCAGAACTAACAACAAAAATGCTTTCTAATGGTCCAAAATAAACTTTATCGTCAGTTTTATAGTTAACAATTTCCACACCATTCTTCAAAATACCAGTTGATCCTGGTACAGTGCTGAATTTTGCTCCAGTATCAACTCTTGGTTGGATTGGAAATTTCTTTAGAATTTTTTGTGGAGCAATTTTTTTATTATATTGCTCTGATAAGGTAAATTTATGAGCTCCAACTGCATTTGATGGAACTTTAATTTTAATATTTTTGTTCTGGTCTACAAATGATCTTGCTAAGTATAGTCTTAATTTATTTGAATAGTTAATTACTTTTACATAATACTTTCTACCATCCTCAAGACCTTCAATTGGATTCTGCCCAGGGTCAACAGAATATATGACTTCATCTCCAGTAATAAATGGAAGATTATCACTGAATGATAATGTATTGTAAGTATCGTTAGTGTTTGAATCTAAATCCTGTATAGTTCCATTTAGAGGAGAAATATTAGTTAACTCTACTTGAGTATAATCAACTTCAATATTAAAAGAAGGTAATGATGAAGATGCGGCGTAAAGATTACTGTCATCACTAGAAATATAAGTATTCTGAATATCAGATGTTAGAATATTGTTTCCAAATTCTAACTCAATTCCTGTACTAGTAGATTTTTTCTGCTTTCTTCTTATTTTATAAGAAATTCCTTGAACTAGATTTGAAATACCAGATCCTGCAAGAATTACAACATTACTAGCAGATACAGTAACACTTGCACTAGAAATAAGAATTTCATTATTTCCACCATTAAGGATTTCTACTTCATCATTATTTTTTAGAAATGCCTTATCAATAGTTTGATCTAAAACAAATGTAGAGCCTGAAAAACTCTTTACATTAATTGTAACTGCAGTATTGTAATCCCAAGAATTGAATTTAATTTCTTCAATGGACTTATTCTTGATTGGATTCTTAATTTTCTTACCAATAGTCTGAACTCGGAATACCTCGTCCTCGTCATTATAAAAAATAGATCCTTTTCTATTAAACTTTGAAATTACACCAGTTATCTTTAATTCTACTCTTTCCCCATCATCATTAAATGCATATGCAATATCATTTGTTCTGATTTCGTCAGTAGTTTGAATTTCTTCTGTTATTCCAGAACAATTCAAAAATTGATTGATTGTTTTATCCGTATATGTAATAATATTATTTCCACTAATCAATAACCCACTCTTAGGGAATCCAATAGTGCTATCAACAGTAATTACTTCTGCATTTACAGCAAAATTTCCAATTGCTCTCGTTTTGTTAGTTGCACTAAATTTACCATCAAATCCTGGAGCAGGATCGCTATATCTATCAATCAGAAATACGTTATAATATGGTTTTCCTCTTTTTGTAATAAATTCAACTTCGGAAATAGGTGCAGATGCGCCATCTATATTTGGATCATTTGCATTTGCGTCTTGAATTAGAGTTTTGCCAGTTAATGTTAGTGGATCTCCACTTACTTTTTCAGCTACAATAGTAACTCTTCTTTTAAAATTGGCAGTTGAAGATTGTATTAGTAAATCTGCTTGATTCTTAATATCAGACTCTTTTCCAAATAGAGCTGAGATAAGAATTTTAAATGAATCTAAAGTTCCCTTAGAAGTATAGAAGGATCTTAGGTTTTTTACAAAATTGTTAAGGTTCAGTGTAGATACAAAAGTCTCATCTTCAAATCCTGGAGCAAATGAAACTTTTAGATTTCTAAAAAATTCTTTTAAGAAAAGTACACTTAGATTAGTTACAGTTGTATCAGAACTATGACTAGACGCAGAACTCTCTTGGAATACTACTTCCCCATTTTTATAATCTGTGACGCCACTAAATCCTCTAGCGCATCCAGTTAAATCATTCCCACTTACTTCTTTGTAGTAAATGATTTCACTACCAACTTTAATTAAACCGTCATTTTTTGGCAGCCCTCTTGTAGAAGCAAGAGTAATCGTAGTATCAGTAGATGAGATACTAGATGATAGGGTGGTTTTTCCCTTGATTACATCAGGTGTAAGATTGTCAAATTTTAGATATTGATCTAAATTCTCAATAATATCAGATACCCCACCTTGGGAATCTTGTGTAAGGTAATATTGCTTTAAAAAGTCAATCGTCTTGGGACTTTCCGCGACGATATAAGATGGTAATAGACTTTCAACTAATTGTCCAATTTTAACGCGCTTGTTTATTCCGGCTTCAATCATTTTACCTTGTTAACTTACCATTGGAGTAACTTGATGTAACGGGGAACCCTAGACCAGAAACTTGTTCTCCTGATGTAATGGTATCCTTCACCATATTTATGGTGCTTTTATCGGTCGCTAAGACAACAAACAGATTACTCAATCCTATGATGTCATTACTTTCTGGAAATGCCTGAACTTCAATAATTCCACCAGAAATTTGTGTTCCTACAATGTTTGTAGTGCTTAGAATTATTTCGCCAGTTACATAATTAACAGTTCCAGCATTTTTTACTAATACTGTAAAATTATCAGAAACTTCTTCAGAAACAAATGATATAACACCAGTTTTCAGATCATCATTTGGTGTATCTGTCATATAAAGCAATTTACTAATTCCATTTATATTAAATCCAGTAGATTTAATATTTTTTCCATCTTTAGAAACATGGAAACGATTTCCAAAACACAATTCATATTGAGCATCTCTATTTAAAGATGCTCTCAAATCTCTTCTAATCTTTATTCTTGTAATGTTTGAAGTAATGGATGTATTTGTAGAATCAATCTCATTCAGAAACTTACTATATTTGAATCTACCGCCAAAATTGTTCAAATCTTCAGATGCAGCAAAATCATTCAATGATTGACCAATTAGACTCTTTAGATCATTAACACTAACAACCTTACTTGAGTTGTAATATACAAAAGTGTCATATTCAATGGAAAGAATCTCAAGGTCAACAATAGACTGTCTAATTCCAGCTAATGAGTACTGTTTTAAGTTTGCAAGAATTTGTTGTTTATTAAATTCTGAAATATAGAGACTATTTTTTGGTTTGATACTGATCTGGACCTCTCCAAATCTTGGTGGATCCAATTCTTCACCACCAACTACTGCTACAGACTCAGATTCTGGATAAACTAACTTGACAATGGTCTCATAATCACTAGCCGTAACCGCTCTGTACTGTGATGAATAGAGTCTAGGAGCAAAGTATTTAACAGAGCGTAAAGACTCAATTGCAGCGCCTCCTTGCGCCTTCTGAGTGGTTGTTATGTTGACTGTATTGGATGGTTGAATAACTTCATCTGTTCCACCTCTGGCATTTCCAGAAAAACTGAACACAGATGCACCATTACTATCTTTACCATCAGTTATAATATAAGAAACATCGATGACGCTACCAGTTTCTAGTGCTTTTCCAAAAATTCCATCACCAAATAGCAATTCATACTTTTCATCCTTGACTTCTTGGATGAAATAAATTTCTGAGTTTGAATCTAGAGTGGTTATACTATCAATTTTCCTATATTCTTTGCCAGCAGTTGTATCTGCAGGACCTTTTACCCTAACAACAAGTGTTGAAGTATCAATTGAAATATTATTGAGAATAAATCTTTGATCTAGAGAAGTATCTACGGTAAAACTTTCTCTTGAAAGAGTTCCTTGGTAGATTTTTAAATTATTAAATGTAGCAGTTCTAGGGCCAACTAAAATATCACTCGCAGAGTCGAGAGGAGATGTTGTAACGATGTCTTCTGGTAGCGAGAATACAAAACTACTATTATTAGTGTTTCCTACGCAAATAAGACCCGCTTTTAACGTTACAGTTTGACTTTCTCCATTAAATTTAATTGAAAATGTAACTTCAGAGATAGCAGACTTTTTGGATATTGGAACATATCCAACATTTCTAGCCAAAGAGACGACATTTTCTCTTAAAGTGGCAGATTCAATGAAAGATTCATTCACTGCCATGTTCGCATTGAACGCAGTGATGTAAGTATTGTATGCTAATGCGTCAATTAAGACAGAAAAGTTAGAACCTTCAAAATCAAAGTCGGAAAAATCTGAATTTGACCTCAGATAATCTTTAATTGACGTTTTTATTTGGTCAAAATCAATATTTGTGTAATTTGTAAATGGCATTATCGTGTTGCCTCTAAGATAAACGTAAATTCTTGAGTAGGGACAGATAACCCAACAATATTATATGCTACTACACACTCAAATTCATTCAAATCTGGTCTGGGAGAAACTTCTACCATGACATTATCAACTCTTGGTTCAAATTCTTCAACAACTTGCTTGATTTGTTCCCTAATTTCGGTCGAAGCACCAAAATCAACAAATTCAAACATTAAATCACCAACGGAAGACCCAAGATCAGGGGAAAAAAAGCGTTCGTTGAACTGTGTTTGTACTAAATTACGCACAGCTCGCTGAATTGCTCTATCATTTTTTAGTATAGGAAGGTCCTTTGTGACAGGATGAGGATCAAAAGACAAGGAAATGTCCTTAAATCCCTTTGAAACCTTTAAAACTGCCATTTATCGACCATGAACTTTATGTATTTAGAGAGGTTTCCTCCTGTTCTTCAGGAGTTTCCCAGAAATATTCATCAGTATCTCCTAGTCTACCCCATCTCACATTATTCTCAACTTGGAAATAGTGTGTGGAAACCTTAAAATCGGGTACAAGAGGTTCTTCTGGGGTAATAGAAAGATCATAAATGCGCGTTCTATTATTTGGGTACAACGCAAACTGTCCGTTTTCAAGCTCAATGCAGTTATGCGACTTATGTTCCTCTGGAATTTCACTTACATTTGTATTTGTAATATCAACATCAGGATGAAAATTATCTAAGGTAAACAAATATTCACCTTTTATGTTTCCATAGTTTCGCGTTCTTAGTTCAAAATCCATTGAACCGATAAATTGCTTCTCAATACATCTTAATCCATAGTCCATGCAGTTCCAAAACTGCAAATTTGGCAAATCTAAATCAGGAGTAGGTGTCTCTGGACGTGAGACAAATGCGGAGATTGGCAATTTATCAAACATTGCCGCATACTTTGGTAAATATGTCTCAAAATAAAAAGCGCGTCCAGGAATCGACTTAGCCGATACCCAAACGCCCTCTACAAATTCGCCAAAACCATCTTTAAAATCTCGTAAATATTCTTTACGTACCCAGACTTTTTGTGCTGGTAAATTGACGACTAATTGACTCATAGTTAATCAAACCATCTAAAGTTGTTATGCCATGATAATATAGTTTTTCGTTCATCACTTTTGTTTTCCGAAGCTCTATGTACAATATAACTTGGGAACGTAAGGATATCACCTTCTTTCACTGAATCAATAGAAATAACTTTTTTTGTTGTTAAATCCATGAATTCTGTATATGGAGCAGTTTTAGAAAACTCCAGATAGTAAACAGAAGTGAAGACACAATCATGATGAACGTGCCATCCATGTTTACCACCTCTATAGTATCTTTGATACCATATATTATCTATATCGCATTGATCATACCCCATAAATTGACCCACTTTATCCATATAGTTAGTGAGTGATTTACTTAGGATTTGAAAATAAGGTTGATCTTTTTTACCATAGTCAGTATAGATGTCCATGGTATCACCTTCCAATTTTCTTTCAAACATTGAAATGTCTGTATCGATCAACCCTAAAACCTTTTCTTTAAAGTCTAAGTGACGAGAAAAGGGGTGTATGACATAGGGTGCGTCATACTTATATAACTTCAACGCCCTTGACCTCTATATTGTTTACGAGCCGAGTTTCGCGACGACGCCGCGTATTTTGTGTTCTTACCAGAACCCTGACGAGTTCTTTTGGGTTTACCTGGTGTCCAACCATCTTTGCTGATACCAACTTTTGAACGTACTGCCATAATTAATTCACTCCTCTAGTAATTGCTTCATTTCATGACGATAGTTTGCAGGATTCATTGCAGGATCCTGTGTCATATAATATTCATGGGCATAGTATTCCATCTGATCCATGAATTCAGTCTCGGTAAGTTCTTCGTGAACGAGTTGCGAGCCACGAAAGACGTTGTAATAATAATTCTTTTTCTTAGCCATTGCATGTACCTCAGATAACGCGAGTTTTTTCGTGACCAACCCTGATACGGGGATCACACCAAATCTTATAATCTGCAGCAATTGCATCCAAACAGAAGGATACATCTTCACCGCACATATCTTGAACTTCACCACTATCAAAGACTTGCATCTTCGGAGCAAACCAAGGATACTTAATTTGTTCGTTCTCAAAGACTCCATGCTTGATTAGGATCCATCCGAAACCTGCATAATCAACTGTGAACGGTTTCTTACGATTCTGCATCGTGTCAAGTGTCTCATGATTCATAACCCCACCATTCTTGGCAAAGTCCTCTTCCTCTAGCCAGTGCGCCACAGAGGTGGTTCTTCCGTCTTCTGTGCAATACCAACCAGAAGCAATGTCTTCGTCCATCAGAACCAATTGATAGAACTTCTCAGTGTTGAATACAATATCACTATCAATCCATAATTGATAATCATACTGCAACTTTCCATCCCAGGGAATCTGATCAGGTCCCCTAAGGACATTCGCTCCAAGACACTTGCATCTTGCAAAGTTTACCATGGAGGAATAGTCTTGACTAATCTGAATCGCTGCACCAGCTTGCACTAAATCAAAACAGAGTTGTACGAAGTTCTTTAGATACGTATAAGATACCCCTCGACCAGGTAGACAGAATACTACTGTCTTACCTTTGACCATTTCTTTGGCTTTATCATAGTCCCATTCAGGAGCTGTGTTCTTCGCCGCAGGCGGTTTCGCCTTTACTGTAAATCCTTTTGCCATCACTCAGAATGCTGTACTTCAGTATTGTAACTCATTATATATCAACTTGTCAATCGTCTATTTCACATTCCTCAGAAACTTCTAATACAATGTCGTTCCCATCACTATTCGCTATGAGACACGTACCATCATACCATCCCATATCATTCACCAAATACTCTGGAAGTAATATCATGAATTCGTGAGTTACTGGATCAACCTCTACAGTCAAATAAACTGGCCCAGAATTTTTTTTCATATCGCTATTTTCATTCTTGGAATTATATATGGGGTAGAAGTTTTCCAAAAAGTATACAATGAAACATATAGAGTGCTTGGGTAACACTTTGTAGACTAGGGGTTCCTTTCGTTTTTATATACGGGGGGCCATCACAATATAACAAATAAGGGGCACGATCGCCCCTAACTGTCAATAACTGTTATTCAAATGTAGGGATCTTATCTAATGCTTCCTGCTGATACTTCTCAGAGAGTACACCTGCAAAGAATGAAGCTTCAGAGGG